CGATCAATTGAGCAATCTCAAGTTCCTCAATCACAATATCAACTGGAATATTATAACTTTGACTAATCCATTCAATTGTTACAGACCGCTGATGCTGTTGAATATCATAACGACGGTTCTTGGTTTCCATTTGACGAACTTGATTTCTTAAAACGTCAATAGAATCATCATAAGTACGAAATAAACGATGGTATTTTAGAACCATCTCATCATGATCTTTTTTAGAAACATATTGGCCAAGATCAATTTGTTTTACAACTTTGGGCATAAAATGCTTATACAGGACGTCATAGCATTCGAGTTGGTACTTCACCAAGGTATCTTTAATTTCAGGTTTGACTTTATTGGCATCTACGCCCATTAACCAACCATTCAACAGACCTAATGGTAGTGCAATATAATCTTGATCACCACTTTGTGAGGGTGTGGTCATCATGACCACACCCTGACTAAGAATATGATTTCGTTTGATTCTTTTTAATTGAGACCGCCAATCTAGACCTATATTTTCACAAATTGGCTTCATTACAACAAAAGGTTTATCTCCCTGCATAAAAACAGGTACTTGTTGATTATTAAATTTTACGATTTTAGAGTTAGCATTCATTTTGATGCTCCATGACAAATTTAAAAAATCTGCCACCGTAGCGACCAAGCATGGTGGCAAGACGTACAAGGTTGGTCGACTGGTGTCATGGATACCAGCACACTCGAAAGTGTCCCTGCACGCCTTACCATAGGGTGCAAAATGCTAGGCACAAAAAAACCGCTTGAGCGGGATGTGCTCCATGACAAATACAGCCGACCAAAGCTGACATCTGATTTTGCAGATGCAACTTTAGCCTATACCAAATTATCAAAAAGCGCAAAGCACCAGAAAGGTGATTAAACTACTAAAAAAGTTATTTTAGTATGATTATTTCAAGCGGTTTTAAACATCCTCACTGGAGTAACGATCATATGCTTCATCAAAGGTCATTTCTGGAGCATCGTGATAAGGTAAATAATCCCAAATTTCAACATCAGCTTCTCCATGTGATTTTGCATACATGAGTTTCATTTCAGCCAAGGCTTCATCTAACCTTAATCCGAAATTAAAGGCGCCTCTTCGACGCCTATACTCTCGCCAGAACTGATATTCGCTGTAGCTGAAGTTCGGGTTCGCCTTGGCTTCAGCAATGGTTCTTCCAGCGATTCCGTTGAGGACAAGCTCTGCCCAGAATTCGTTTTCTGCGAATTCGTCGTCATCAACTTTCCCGAAAATACGTTCACTTCATTTGCTACAGACCAAAATGCTTTACATGCTGGTGCTGGATAACTTTTTACTTGTTCGATAGAACTAAAATATGGTGTACCATTTTCATCTGTGCAAATGGTTCCGAGAATCTGTGCGGCACGTAAATGATGATCGTCAATACTTTCTAACTTCATCATTCCTGGTTCATCTTCAATCGGTTCCCATTTAAAGGCATTATCAACTTCACTCACCGCTTCATAACTTAAAGCTTTAACGTAAACTAAACCTTTAATTTCTTTACCATTAACAACAAATTCAACTGGTTTCTGGATTGCTTTTGTGCCAACTTCATGGCTAATCGCTTCCTGTAATGCTTTAGGATCAAGAATGGACATCGAAAATTTATCCTTATATAAAAATGAAAATCCCCTGCATGACAGGGGATAATTTAAATGAATTGATTAAGGACCTACAGTCTCACGAATCCATGCAACTTTTGTTGATCGTTGAATGGTCACTGTTGTTTTAACCAAGGTATTTGCATCAATATCCATCGGGAATGATTCAACATAGCCCTCAAAGCGATTCCAACTACGTCCAGGTGGCAACGTAATTGCTCCAGTCGTCTCATCCACTTCAGGCACAATATTTTTAACTGCACCTTTATTTTTACCAGCCCAACCAACAAGCCAAATCACATTTTCATCTTTATCCACCATGTCATAGAGTTCACCATGAGACTTTTTGGATGGATCAGCATTTACATCAAATGTTGCTTGTCCCGTATCTGACAAACCGCCTCCAGCTTCATACGTTTTGTAATCTTCCTGAGCCAAACAAGTATTTTCGATCTTGTCTTTTGAATCAGTACCTGGTTTAAAATTGAGGGGGCATTCAACTTTATTCAGAACCCATTTGGCTGGTTCAGCTTTGTTTTTACCTACCCACCAAATATCAGTACCTTGAGTACGTCTTGCCATTTTTTAGTTCTCCAAAAAGAAATGACCGCAAAGGCGGTCATAGGTATACATATTAAAATTAACTATCTTCGTACCAACGTGTATCTAATCTAACGCGATATAAATCTGTGTTTGGTTCTCGTTCAGTTCCAGAAAATGCTTCCACATAACAATAATCTTCACTAATCGCATTTTTTAATAATTTGGCGATTTGTCGTGCATTTGATTTGCTTGTGCTATATACATCAATCTGAACCAGTGAATCATCCATATCAGAAACACCTGACAAGTATTGTTCAGGATTTGCATTAATGATTTGCCACACAACATATGGGGCATTGATCGTTTTACTTGCATCAAATTCTGATACTCGAATACCAATATCATCGGAAAGCAAAGCTTTTAATGCTTGGCTTTTAGAACAGATTTCTTCAAGAGGTATAATGATCATTATCGAATTTCCTCCAGAATAGATTTCCTCATTTCTAAAACAAAAATATCAGTGGCATCACTCTTTTTTTGTTCAAATGCAGTTCGTAGAAATGGTGTAGCTGGCGCTTTAGAAGTCCCTGTTTCAATAAAACGCCAATACCAAGTATCCAAGCCAGGTCCTTTTTTTGCTGTGCCTCCCATTTTCGCACCACCACCCACACCTACACTACAAGCGATGTCTCCATTGGATTTCTTTTTTTTACTGACAATCTTGATATTACGCCAAATCTTTTCCTTGGTTTTTTTATCATCAATATTTTTGGCATTTTGCTTGGCTTGATCACGTATAGGAACCATTGATTTGCGTAAAGCTTTACGAACCTGCTTATTGACTGTGCTCGTTCTTAGTTTTTCAATTCTCTCAAGTACTTCATCTAATCCACTTAGGTTCGATCTAGCCATTGATTAACCCCACTTTCACATGCCAAAGTTACCCATTCTTTCCCTGTTCGATCATCAGCCAGAGCAGCAATAATCCGATAATAAAGACCATCACAAAGTAACCGACAGACTCTCCAGTCTGTACCTGGTTCAACATCATCGAAGCGGATGATAAATCTATGAGAAATTGCGACTTGTTGAGCACGAGCTGAAACAAACTCTTTTGTCGAAACATCTTTTTTAGCCGCATACACAGCGAAAATGGTTGAATATTCTCTAATTCGATCACCTGAACCATCAGTCGTTTGGATTTCTTTAAATGACTGAACTTCAACATACTCTGTTAAATTACCTGGTTGCATTTAGACCCCCATATTTCGTGATGGAAACATCAAGTTTTCACATGCACGGTTCACATATAAATTAACGTCTGTTTGAGATGCGCGGTTTTGATACATGTCAGAGATAATCAACAATGCAGCAACTGATAAATTTTCAGGAATTGCACCTTTATATTTTTCTTTAACCGCATCCCAATCCGAAAAATCAATGAAATCCAGTACGTTCTGTGTAGCTGCTTTTATCAATAACTCAATATATGCATCGTCACGCTCATGAATCACGCGTAAGTGCTTTTTTGTCATTTCTAAAGTAATTAAGTCACTCATAAAAATAGCCTTTTTTTGACATAAAAAGAGGTAAAAAAAGCAGTCCGAAGACTGCTTTTAATTCAATAAATTTAGGTATTAAGCACCGCCACCTTCACCACCATCAGCACCGCCACCTTCACCACCATCAGCACCGCCACTACCACTGCCACTGCCAACCTTTGGTAAATCACCTGCAACATTGGCATCTGGAACAATGACCCCACCTGCTGCACGCATTTCTGAACGTACTGTTGCCAAGTTTTTACGGAAATTATCACCATCTTCCAATGAAACTTGTGTATCAACATCTTCACGGATATAGCCATCAAAACCGATTGACAAATTACCGCACCAGAATTTTTCGGCAGCTTGAACTGGACTAAAACGAACAGGTAGCCCCCATAAGAACGCTTGAACACCTGTTCCAGTCGGTACACCAATTAAGTAATGTCCATCTGCACCCTTTAAACGCTCGATTGCACCCCAATCTTGCGGATTTAGAATGTAACATTCAGGTTGAATAAATGAAGCCGCTGCTTTGTATTTCGCTTTGTTCAAAACATCAAGTGAAGTATCACCAGCTACAGCGTCAATCGTGAGATAATTTCCAGCTTCCATTAAACCACTAAAGTTTTTAGGTTGACCCGATGCAGGAACATGGCCATTAATCACAAAATATTCAAGTTTATAACGAATACCATATGCCAAACGTGACTCGATATATGCCGCAAGCATTGGCATATCTGCAAGCACCTGATTTGATACCTGAATCCAATGTGCAATGGTGCCTACATTCAGCACTTGGGTATCAAATTTAAGCAATGATTCAGGCTTCATCGTACCTTCAGGAACAATGTCTGCCATTAAATTCCATGCCGTTTCACGCAACAACGTTACAATATCACCCTGGATAGGTGCCCAATTAATAAGATCAACCACAGTTAATGGTTGCCATGGCACACGATTTAAATCATTTTTGGCGTATTGATAATTTTCGCCCAATGATCCCAAAGTAATAATATTACGTGCTTTGATACCATCAAACGCAACAGAAGTATTTTTCTGACGTTTTTCAAGCATAGTTTTGGCAATTTCTAAAGCTTCGGTATTACGGACCAAAATTGCTGCAATACCACCTTGTTCGTCTTCAGAACGAGTTTTTGCTTGATTGACCAAATCAGTTTTGATTTGATCAATATCAGCGACTAATTTCGCAATGTCTTTTGCCCGTTCTTCCAACTCGGCTTTAGCATCATCTGGTAGATTGGCTAACTGGGTTTGACGACTTTCAATTAAATCATCTAATTGTTTTAAACGTTTTTTTAACTCTGCTGATGCCGTATCAAGTGGGTTACCACCTTCGTTACGGGTAAAAATTTGCATTGAGCCAATGAGTGGCAGTTTTTGATGAGCAGTCATATTTTTTCCTTTTAAAAAAGAAAACCGCCATTAAAGGCGGTCATGTTTGTTTCATTTAAAAAATTTAAACTTGGTCTAACCAAGCAAATGGATCTGTTTTTATTCCTGGTTGATCTTGGCCAATACTTTGAACACGTTGGATTAAGGATGATGCCGCTGCTTCATCAAGATGAAACTTTCGTCCGAGATAAAGCTTCATATCTGTTTCAGTTTGAATATCTCGCATATCAGAATCAGAAACACGTGCATTTCGATCACTAGGTTCATCACAAACACTGATTTCATATAGACTTGCTCGTTTAATACGAACATATTTACCCATATCTTCAATGTCCATTGGATCAGGATAAAAGAATGCTATCGACAAACCATCTATCGTTTCATCTTCAAGCATTGCTCGTACATCTTTGGCAAGACTTAAACCAGGTGTAAGCCGTCCTGAAACTTTAAAACCAATATCATCTTCTTCAAGCTTCAGCCATTTGCCGATGCGCATCGCAAATTCAGGACTAATCCAGTCATAACGATGGCCATGGTTGTAATACATATGACATCGCATAGCACCAGCCGCCACAGCATTAATAAAATCTGTAAAAGCTCCTTTTACAAATTGTTCACCATGTGAATTGATACTTTCCCAACGAACAGCATATCCGTCGAATTCAAATGCAGAATTTTTGTCTTGATTTTCATCGAATCTTAATTTGACATCTGAAAATGGCAAAAGCCGAATTTGTACATTCGGCTTTTGAACTTGTGCATCTCGCATATTTAAATGATTACGGCTCATTTTTTTGTTCACCTCGTTGCCCCTCAATAACACGATCCAGCGTCAATAACTGAGCTGCAACCATTAAATTATCTCCACCATCAACTGGTGCATAACCTTCTTCAATCCGTACTTCATTAATCGTGGACTGACCACTTTCAATCCGTACTTTATTATTGGCAATACGGGAAGCAATTGAGGCACGTAAAAGGTCCTTGATCTTGAATTCAAACTCAAAGGTATCCCAATCAACACGGTCCAATAAATTTAACCTTGCCGACTCTTCAATGCGCTCAAAATAAGGACGTAATCCAAACCGATAAAATGATTCCACAAGCTGCTCAATACCACTACCCCATACCGTTGAACCACTGGTATCGTTAATCAATACGCTTGGAACACCATAAAAACGACAAACTTCCTCAACTGTAAAACGTCTAGTTGATAAAAGTTCAATATCTTCAGGTGTTAAACTAATTTTTTCAAATTTCAAGCCACCTTCAAGCACTGGAAGAAACCAATCATCTCCAGAAACAAGATCAGACATTTCCTCACGAAGTGCTTGGCGCTGTTCTTTCTTTAAAGTTTTATCAGTAGAGAGCGTACCTGAAGGTTTTGCACCATTTTCCATGACTCGTCCGACTTTATCATCGGTTGCCAACCCAATACCGATTGATCTAGCACCAAATGCCAAAGGCGACATTCCAACCAAGCCAGTACCAAATAATCTAACGTGCCAAATTTCTTTGTCAGTTAAGATTTCCTTTTTTCCATCAAAATAAGTGATGTGGTACTCTTTTTTACCTTTATCATTCAATTTTGGTAAAACAGAAGCATTGTTGATCACTACAAGCTGATTAAGCTGCTTGTGGTAATAATATTTCCGCACATACACATTTCCACTGATTAAATTCAGCATAAATGTTTCTTTAAACTCAATATTTGTTTGATCATCATTCGGTTTATTACGAAATAAACGCGCTAAATCATGATCAAATATCTGTTTACGATGCCGATTTTTATCAAAAACGAACATCTCAAGCGGTAAACTTGCAACTGTTTCAGCCAAGATTTTATGGCAAGCAAATACTGCTGAAAGTGTCATTGCTCGTTCGAAAGTAGCAGTGTTGGCTATTCGACTATTTGAACGTGGAAAATCAATCAAAACCCCACGTTTTGGACTTTCAGGACCTGTACTACGCCCCTGAATATCTTTGGTTTCATTAATTGCCTGCTGGATTTTGTCCTTTTCAAGACACTCAAACAGCCGACTTTTTGCAATTTTTGCTGTCATCGTCGTGCTACCACCATATTTGCAATGTAATCATCCGCATCCCAATCATCTGGATTTTCTCCTGGTACTAAATCAAAGACAGATTCATCATCCCAGTGGCGTGCCCGTGAAGCTGCAATAATGATTCCAACCATTGCATCTATTTTCTTCGCTGGAGAAATTTTACGAGGGAAAATATGTTCTTTTGCATCTTCTTTTACTACAACGTTTAAGGCACACCATGTAAATACAGGATCATCACAATGATGAAATCGGCTCTCAGCAATTAAAACTTCAAGCCAACGCATAGCAGGACTTAAATATTCAGTTTTTTGAGGAACTTCAACTGCATTTATCCCTTCCTCTAGAATATTAGCTGTTACTTGCTCAGCATGATAACGGTCATGCCCGACTTCATAAAAAGGGCTTTTTACATGTGAGTCTTCAATATCACGCTGAATACGTTTGTAATCAGTCGATTCACCAGGTGTAACAATTAAATGTCCCTCTTCACGCCAAACAGGATATTCATCAGGACGTTTTTCACCATTGATTGCTTCCTTAGTTTCAACTCGACGTTCATTGATATAAGAATGGACAAATGCATACCAATGAATCTTACCGTCAGATTCTAATCGAGGAATCAACTCCCCCCAGCACGCTAAATCCAAACGGCTTGCTAAATCGTAACCGCCAAAGCGAATCATTCCATCAAACTGGTTTAATTTGACATCTTTTCCACATCTTTCCCATTCTGAAGGCGCTATCCAACCGTTAACCGCTCCAACCCATTCATTTAAATGCTTTTGTCTAAAAAAAGCCTCTTGAGATGGCGAAATTTTGACTTTGGCATACTTTGCATCTAAATATTTAGTTGTTACAGATACGCCATAATTAGGGTTAGCTTTAGGCCAGTTCTTAGGATCTCTCCAATCATCTTTTTTATCTAGACAGAAAATCACACCAAAATATTGTTCGTGTGAAGATTGTCCCATCAAGATATTAACAACGGTAGTACGTTCTCGATAACAAACACCTGTATTATCATCACCAGCAGTTGAAATAGCCCCAACGAGTGGTTGATCACGTGCAGCAATACCATCTGAAACGATGTCATACATACTAGAATCTTTATGTGCATGTAATTCATCAATAATGCCAAAGTGAACGTTTAGACCATCTTTTGTCCCACCCCGATCTTGTGATAACGCTTTAAAAAACGAGTTTGTTGTGGGCTGAGAGATTGAATATTGTGAAACCTCAATGCCGAAACGCTGTTGCATAAATGGTGAATACTCAACCATCTTTTTTGCGTCACCAAATACAATGTTTGCTTGTTCTTTTGAGGTAGCAGCTGCATATACTTCCGCACCTGGTTCACCATCAATAAAGGCCATGTAAATGCCAATTGCTGATAGCCATGTACTTTTTCCATTCTTCTTTGCTACCTCTATGTAGTAATAGATAAATCGACGA